CCCGATGTTAGGGTCGTGCAGAACGGTGGCTTCAGCTTGAGAAGTAAGGCCATGCTGGAAGCACCTTCTAAGTACGGCATCATGAGAAACCAGATGCCCAGTCCAGTGCTAATGAATGAGGATGTTCAGGTCTGCTGCTTTATGCGGCCTGCGTTAGAGAATGTGGGTATCCAGTTCTGCCCTGACGAACTCTCTAAATACTTTTCTTTTGAACACTTTGGTGCGCCCCATGAGGGCATGGACATTACCAAGGTGTTTGGACATCACTCAAGATTTAGACAACTCTTGGATGATGACAAAGTATTGTGGAAGCTGACACCAGAACAAATGGCAGACATTCAGGGTGAAGAAGTAGCGTATCGGTTGTTTGCTGACCACTACAAATATGAAATGCTGACCGCATGAAATTTAATCTAGCGCAGTTTTACAAGTTCTGTTCGCAACTAAAGATTGAAACCAAAGAACAGGGCTTGAAGAAGATGGATGTGCTGCTCGGCACACAGACGTATGTGATGGATGAAATCTCAAAGGGGTTGATGGAAGACATCCACTTCTTTGTGATTCTAAAAGGGCGGCAGCTAGGTATTACAACAATCTCTTTGGCATTAGACCTTTACTGGCACTTTATACACAATGGACTTCAAGGCACACTTACAACAGATACTGAAGAAAACCGAGATATGTTTCGGTCAACCCTCGCCATGTACATGGAAGGTCTACCCAAAGAATGGCGCATACCGCTTCTTGCCCACAACCGGAATCAACTTCAACTCAAGAACAGAAGCCGCCTCTTTTATCAAGTCGCGGGGCTTAGAGCAAAAGGTAGCCTTGGTCGCGGTAAAGCCATTACCTTCCTACACGGAACTGAAACTTCGTCCTGGGGCGATGAAGAAGGTCTAGCCTCTCTGCTTGCATCTTTAGCTGAAACAAACCCGAATCGTTTGTACATCTTCGAGTCCACTGCGCGTGGCTTTAATATGTTCCACGATATGTATGTCACCGCCAAACGTGCTAAGACACAAAGAGCAATCTTCTGTGGCTGGTGGCGTAACCAGTTCTATTCGGTGGATGCAAACTCACAGATTTACAAAGTCTATTGGGATGGGAAGCTAACGCCTGAAGAAAAGGAATGGACACGCGACATCAAGAAACTCTACGACGTAGAGATCAATAGCAGACAGATGGCGTGGTGGCGTTGGAAGCTGCATGAAGGCATCAAGGATGATGCGTTGATGTATCAGGAGTTCCCGCCTACTGAAGACTATGCGTTCATCATGACGGGTACGTCGTTCTTCTCGAACGCCCGTTGCACGGACATGATGAAGATTGCCAAGAAGATTGGTTGCGACTATTACCGCTACAGCATGGGTGCTAACTTCTTGGACACAGAAGTGGTGAAGTCTACGGAACGATTGGCAACTCTGAAGATATGGGAGGAACCCGTTGATACGGCTTATTACGTTATTGGCGCAGACCCTGCTTATGGCAGTAGCGATTGGGCTGATCGTTTTTGCATACAAGTCTTCCGTTGCTATGCTGACGGTATGGAGCAGGTTGCAGAGTTTGCGACACCGGAGATGAACACCTATCAGTTTGCGTGGGTGATTGCCCACCTTGCTGGTGCTTACAAGAACTCGACACTCAACCTTGAGGTCAATGGCCCTGGTCAAGCAGTCATCAACGAACTGAGAAACCTAAAGCGTCAGGCTGCAACATTAACTGGTCAACAAGGCCATGACTTGATGAACGTGCTAGGTAGCATGAGTAACTACATCTGGCGGCGTAACGATACGTTAGGTGGCATCAGTAACAGCATCGGTTGGATTACGACATCACAGACGAAAGAGCGAATGCTGTCGTACATGAAGGATTATTTTGAGCGCAACATGATGGCAATCTATTCGACTGAGTTGATTGATGAGATGAAGACCATTGTGCGCGATGGTTCCAGCATTGAAGCAACCGGCAGGAACAAGGATGATCGTGTGATGGCGGCTGCTTTGGCTTGCGCGGCGTTTGCCGAACAGGTGCAACCTAAGTTGATCAATATGAAGATCACCCGCGAGATGAGCAGGAAGACCGATGACATGACACCAGAGCAGGTAGCGGTTGGCAGGAACGTATCGGATTACTTAAAAAGGATTGGGATTTACGGAGGCAATGCGTGATCGACATTATTCCTAAAAAGGAATTGTTAAGAATTATCAAGGCGTTTGTGGCTGATGAGAGGCGCGGGATACCGCTAGAGTTGTTTTCAGAGTTGTGTGGCATTGACCGCAAGACCATTTACAACGTCTTCATCAATGAGAAGTACCCGATGACAGAGTTGATTCAGCGCAGGGTGTCCAGAGGCTATGACGCTTGGCGTAATGGCGAGATTGCTGTGATGGAACGCTATGGCAAGAAATGGATTGAATGGCGTAAAGAACCCAAGCTGAGAATGGTTAGAGGCTATGGCCTGACGTTAAAAGATGGCGAGATTAAACTGGATATTGGTATTAAGAATCGTCTTGATTATGCTGGTTATTCACTTGATGATAAATTGAAGGGGATATGATTATGGGAATATTGCGTGATTATCATTGTCAGACACACGGCTACTTTGAGTCGTTTGACGCCAAGTGTCCGATGAAAAACTGTGATGAAGAAGTGTCTATCGTGCATCTTCAGCCGGTAGGTTTAAAGTCTGACAAGACTAAACACAATGACAAGACGTTAAGTCAGCTAGCGATGGACTTCGACATGACGGACATCAAGTCAGTGCGCGAGGGCGAAAGTCAGTCTGGTTATCTCACCCGCAACAACAAGACGCCACCGGAAGCGCCAAGAGAACAGCGCCCTGGTGACGCAGTCATGTGGGGAAATACGTCCGGCACTCGCTGGAATTTGGACAGCCTAGTAAAGGGCAATGGTTATCGTTCTATTAACGGTGAATCCGTGGGCGTGAACCCAAAAGACCTAGGTAACTTGACAGCACCCAAGACTGCGAGTTATATACAAGATCATGACAACCTGCAAATAAATCCAAATGCGGATACCTAGCAACCCACTACACCGTGAGGAGTTCTATCTGGACTTAATCCAGAAGTGCTTCGTGTCACGGGAGGAACGCAAGGCTGATTACTCCGCACTTCGATCCTACTATTTGTTTGGCGCAGCGCCGGAAGAATCACCGGCGCTTTTTAACAAGATTTTTCCGCATATCGACCAGTTGACATCGTTCCTGTATTCGGCAGAAACGACACGCTTTACCATCAACATCGGCGCAGAGGTCAATCCTCAGGAACACCGCAAGATTCCTGTTCTGACCAACAAGCTGAACGATGAATGGCTAAACAGCAACTGTGATCAGGTCTTCTCTACCGCCCTAACCTGGTCGCTGTGTTTTGGCACAACCTACGTCAAGCTGATCGTCAATAATGGCGTCCACCCCTACATGGTGGAACCGTCTTCGATTGGCGTGTTGCGCGAGGATGTTGTCTACACAGACCGCCAAGAAGCGATAGCGCAGACCTACTACATCACCAAGTCGGAACTCTACGCCCGTCTGTACTCACACCCCAAGCGGGATGAGATTGTGAAACGGGTAACGTCTTCCTACCAGCCGCAGCAACTCGACATCCCTGATGGCATTGACCGCATCATTATGTCGCAGACCAACCCGACCATGACCGGTACAGTCAACCTAGACCTGTCTGGCATGAACCGCTACAAGGCGCGGGTGGCTGAAGATACGGTGGAAATGACGGAACTGTGGGTCTGGAACGATGACACGCTGGACTACCAAGTAGTCACCATTGCTGAACCAGACGTAATCATCTATGACCGCCCAGGTGAGCAAGTCTTCTTAAAGGGTGAACTACCGTTCGTGCAACTCTGCCCTAACCCGATGTACGACTATTATTGGGGTCAGAGCGAGGTGCAGCGGTTGGTGTTCTTGCAGTCGTTGCGGAACAAGCGCATGACGGAGATTTTGGACTTGCTGTCTAAGCAAGTTAATCCACCGACAGCGTTGATTGGCTTTACCGGCATTCTGGATGAGAAGAACTTTGCGTTGAATCGGGCAGGCGGTCTGCTGGCAACCGATATGCCTAACGCCAAAGTTGAGAAGATGGCTCCGAATATGCCAGGCGATCTTTTCGAGGTGATCCGTGAAGTGGATCAGATGTTCGCGGAAGCGTCAGGTATTACAAGCGTACTCTCAGGCAGAGGAGAAACTGGCGTCAGAAGTCAAGGTCACGCCTCCCAACTCGCCCGACTCGGCTCCTCCAGAGCGAAAAAACGTGCGCTCGTCATTGAAGATAGTCTGGAAAAAGTAGCCACACTGTTTCTAAAACTGATCCAAGCCTACGATGACACCAAGCTGAAAGACGCAGAAGGCTTGTCATTTATACCAGAACAGTTTACAAACAACTATGTGGTGAAGGTTGACGCGCATTCCAACAGCCCGATCTTTACAGAAGACCTGCGACAACTGGCCTTCAATATGTTTAAGGCTGGCGCTATCGACAAAGAGTCTTTGATAGATTTGCTTGAACCACCGATGAAGCAGTTGTTGAAAGAGAAACTAAAGCGCATGGAAGAAAAACAGGCGCAGCAGCCTCAACAGCAACCGCAGCAAGGTAAACCTGACTTGAAAGCAGTGGGGGAATAATGGCACAGACGATTTCACCTAAGGCAGACCAACCAAGAGCAGGTACGTCACAGCCTATGAAGGATTCGCCTAGACAGCCAGACCTGCAATATCGGGTTCAGGGCGTAAAGAGTTTTGACCGTAGCCCGTCTACACGGACTTACGGACGAACAATAAGGGGATAAGTTTAGTCAGGAGATGACGATGTACAAGAAAATGAAGCGTAGTCGCAAGACCCGTCGTTAATTAGTTCCCCCCGAAAGGGAAAAGGGTGTGGCTGCCTGCCCCATGAACTAGGTGGCCGCTGCTTAAAGGAGTCCATCATGGCACGCAAAGCACGCAAAGGCCGTAAGGCACGCAAGTAATCCTTCGGGATTTCCCAGCGGGGGCGGGGAGTTTAAAAATACGCCCCTACTTGACAAAAGCTATTAAAAGATTTACTTCTATCGCCAAAATTTATTGGGGTATTTATGAGCGTACCACCGGATCAACTAATGCAGATGATGAGAAACCAGCGCGGTGCTGAACAGCCTTCGCCTTTGGACTCAGAAGCCTCTGCAACCGACATGACACCGCCAATGTCTGCCCCGATGTCCACACCGGAACCCAAAATGGGCAACCGTGAGGGCGCGATGGTCAATTTAGGCTTGGCGATGGACTTGATTGAACAAGCATTGCCTGCTTTGGGCAGCAGAACGCCAGAAGGCATGAAGGTACTGTCTGCATTGCGTACCTTGACCGGCGTCATCGGCGGCAAAAAGGAATCCGTCAACGAATTGAAGCAATCTGAAATTCTTCAGATGCTACAAGCACTTCCGCAAGCGGGTGGCGCTACGCCGGAAGGTAAAGCATTGGCAGCAGCGCCTGCAATTCCTGGGATGCCTATGCCAGGTGCTACCCCTCAACCTATGTAAGGAGAAATCATGGATTTATTTAAGCCTCGCGGTGCTTCCGCGCCTCGCAAGCCTACCGACAACAACCAGCAGAATGGTCAAATCGTTAATACTCCCCGTTTTTCGGAGTTTGGCGGTCTGAAAAATGCTGGCGCAGCAGGCAGCAAGAACAAGATGCAAGTTCAGAAGCCTGGTGACGGTAAGCGCGTTATCTAATTTATTAAGGGGATAAACCATGTCGTTAGAAGACCTATCAACAGAAGCCCGTGACGAACTGGCTTTGCTTGCAAAACAACTGTCCGAGAATCCTGAAACCCGCAAAGACTTTCTGCGTCAAGTGAAGAAGGTTAAGCCGGAGATGCCGATTCCCGAACTGGAAATTGAAGACTACACCCGTAATGCTGTCGATAAAGCACATGACCGTGTGGCTCAGTTGGAAGCAAAGTTGCGTGAGCGCGATGCTATGGATGAACTCAACTCGCGTCGTAACAAGTTGAAGGCTAAAGGTCTGATTGACACGGACGATCAAATTGAAGAAGTGGAGAAAGTCATGCTGGAAAAAGGCATTACTAACCACGAAGCAGCAGCAGAATATTGGCGCTGGATGCAGCAGTCTGCCGCACCGACGCCAACTGGTTATAACCCGTCAGCTATTAACAAGTTTGATCTCTCGAAATACTGGAGAAACCCTGTTGCTGGCGCACGGGATGAAGCAGCAAAAGCACTCAATGAGTTGCGGAAAAACCCGCGACCCATTGGCCTGTAAACAAGGGGATTCTTGACTCGGAGATAAACTATGCCTATTGGTGGCGGTATTCTTCCGGCAACGGGTAGTACGCAATTTACGGAACTAACTTACGTTACCCGTAGAGCGTTTATCCCGAAGCTGGTCGTACAACTCTATAACTCAACACCGCTTATGGCGGCTCTGATTGCTAACTCGCAACAGGCTTCCGGTGGTGTTTCTTCTGTAACCGTTCCCGTCCAGGGTTCTCAGTTCGTAAACGCTCAGTGGTCAGACTACAGCGGCTCGTTCGCTCAACCGTCTGTTCAGCAGGGTGCTTACAACGCTGAATTCAACCTGAAGCTGATGATTGCTCCAGTACCGTTCCTCGGTATGGAAGGTGCAGTTCAGCAAGACGCAGCTATCATCCCGCTGATCGAAGCGCGTATGAACGACGCGACCAACGTCATGATGGATGCGATGGCTACCGCCCTGTACACCAACACGACGAACACTCAACAGTTCACCGGCCTACCGGCTGCTGTTTCCTCGTCGGGTACTTACGGTAACATCAACCGTGCAACTTACACCTGGTGGCAGTCGAAAGAGTATGCCGCTGGTTCGGTCAACCCAACCCGTCAGAACATCCTCCAGTACATCAGCGGAACCGTGAAGAACGGCGCTGAAGTACCGTCGTTTGGTGTTTGCGGTTTCGGTACTTGGACTCTGTTGGCTCAAGACTTTGTTGGTCAAGAGCAGTACATGATCACCCCAGGTAACGGCTTTGATGGTGACGCCAATGGCCCTCAAGCAGCTTTCCGTGCTTTGATGGTTGCTGGTGTGCCAATTTATCCTGATCCTTATTGCCCAGAAGGTACTGTTTACTTCCTGAACAGCAACTACCTGTCGCTCTACATCCATGAGCAGGGTTCGTTTGTGTTCACGGGCTTTGAATCGACTCTCCCGAACTGGCAGATTGGCTACGTTGGCGCAGTGCTGACGATTGCTGAATTGGTCAATACGAAGCCTAAGTCGATGACCAAGGTCACGGGCTATAACTCTCTAACACTGTAAAGGAGAAATAGTCATGGCACTTGGTTTAAATAAAATTCTACTTGCTAACTCGGCAACTGGCGGTGACGGTTCGTATTTCCAGCCTTATTCTGCCGGTAATGCAACTGTTGTTCTTGATGCTGGCACTTATTACATTGCGCCGACTGCGAACGTCACCATCGAATTGAACACCAATACGTCTGGCAACATCAGCAACGCTTCTTGGGCTGTTGTTGTTGCTAACAATACGGGTGGTCTGTTCATTGCTGACGGTACGAACGTCCGTGCAAATGTGCTGTCAGGTACGCCGACCATTACCCTCTACACCGTCAATGGTGGCGAGGATGTGGGTAGCACCTACGCATAAGGAGCAAACATGAACGCAAACCATGTAGGTTCGCTCTATCCAGATGGGTTTGGCAGTTTTGCTTTTGGTAAAGCAGTTGGCGTTAGCGTCGCTGCTACCGGAAACGCAGTTGCCCAAATTCCTGTCGTGGGTGGTTCGGAGTACATTGTTCGCAGGATTGTTGTCGCTAATGCAAATCAGAGCATTGCTGCGGCTAACGTGACAATTTTGACATCGAATGATGGCAATGCGTCTAATGCTGTTAGCAATGCAACTGTTTTGTCTTCTGTCAGTGGCACAGACAAGTACCAGGATGTTACTCTGGCAACTGGCACTGCTACGACGGTTTATTCTGCCGGTTCGATGTATGTAAAGGTGAACACGGCAGTTAGCGGCGGCACTTGCGACATTACTGTTTACGGTGACATTGTTACGCTATGACAACTATCTATGTGACTAATCGGAGCGAGAAGGCTCTGATCCATAACTACGCTTTCAAAGACTATAAGTTTCCTGTAAACGAACCAGTTGAGATCAGCGTGGAGATGGCGCGTCATGTATTTGGTTACGAGCAGGAAAATAAACTTCCTGCGATGGTGATGCTTGGGTTATGCAAATCTACTAATGAGATCGAAGAAGGTTTGGTCAGATTGGCAAAGTTTGAAGTAACCCAAGACAAGCCGGAACAGAATCGCTTTTTATCCCCTGGCGATGACTCAGTAACCCCCCTTGTGCCTAAAGCACATCGGGGGAGAACAGTCGTTAAAGCCGCTTAAATATGGGTCTTAAATGGCAACGCTCAATGGCTATATCACGGAAGTCAGAAGGCTTCTGCACGACGCCAATGGAAATTTTTATTCCGACTCCGAACTGACTGATTACATCAACGGAGCGCGGGAGCGTGTTGCCAGAGATACCGGCTGTTTAAGAAAATTACAAGTTAGCCAAACTCCTATAGCACCAGTAGGCTATACGGGTAATCCTGTGCCGTGGGCAGCAAACACCGCTGTCAGCTTGAACACTTTAATTTTCTCAAACATCTTTACCTATGTAGTGACTACCGCTGGTGTGACAGGTGATCAGCCACCAGCCTATCCAGATTCCTACAGCAACTTTCCACCGTCTACGCCTTTTGCAAATGGCACGGCGCAGATTCAGTACGTTGGCAACTGCGAGATTATTCCGTATGCCAGTCTGCCGGAGGGAGGCCAGACACTCGATATTCTGAACATTAACGTCTTTTGGGGGAACAGTCGTTATCCGCTGTCCTACCAACCTTGGACACAGTTCAACGCACAGCTACGGTATTGGCAGAACTATATTGGGCGTCCAGTCGCATTTTCGGTGTTTGGACAAAGCCAGATTTACATTTCTCCTGTGCCAGATCAGGTCTACACGATTGAGGTAGACACAACCATCTTGCCTTTGCCGTTAGTCAATGGTGCAGAGGTAGACACGATTATTGATCCGTATACAACACCTGTTGCTTACTACGCAGCGTATACGGCGAAGTTCAAAGAACAGTCTTATGGCGAATCTGAAATTTACTACCAGCAATATGTCAACAAGGTTCGCTCTGTACTTAACACGACGTTTACAAGGCGAATGCCTGACCCCTATAGCACTCCGTTCTAATTATGGCTGCGACAGAGCAAAAGAAAAGCTACGAAGTAGTCAAGAACTTCCGAGGTGTCAACACCAAGGCTAACCGCACGGCTATTGAAAAGGATGAGTTCGCCTGGCTGGAAAATGCCATGCCGATTGGGTACGCCAACCTAAAGATCGTACCGACTTACTCGACAGCCAACGTCACATTCGCCAATACCGTTACTACACTAGCTTCTTGCAACATCAATAACATTGACTTTGCGTTAGGGTTTTGCGAGGACGGGAGGGCTGAGTATGTCAACGTCGCTAATTACAGCAAAGGAAATGTTGCCGTTGCTGGCACGTTTTCCAACAGCGGAATTAACACGACACAGTGGAAAAGTGAGCGTGTTCTTATCGGTGATCCAAACAACGGCATCTTTTCTTGGGATGGCACTAATCTTGTATCTATCGGATCAGTTGGATCAATAGCTATTACCAATGCAGGTTCTGGTTATACCAGCGCACCGGCTGTCGTTATCAGCGCACCTAACCAGACCGGCGGCATCCAAGCAGAAGCGCAAGCCTCCATTACTGCAAACGCAGTAAGTGCAATCACGCTAACTGAAGCAGGTTCGGGTTATACGTCACCGCCGACAGTCACGATCACAGGTGGTGGCGGTGCAAATGCCACAGCCATTGCTAGCCTTGCGACGTTTAGAAAAGGCACGGTATCTGTGCTGGTAACGAACGGTGGCACGGGTTATACGAATGCGTCTAACACGGTAGTGACCATCTCTGGTGGTGGTGGGGCTAACGCAGCCGGTACAGCTATCTTAGCCGGTGGGCAGATCAGCCGTGTCATCATGACTAATCCTGGCACGGGCTACACCAACAATTCCAACATCACCGTCACCATCACGGGCGGGGGAGGCAGCAATGCGACAGCCAAAGCAGTCATCCTCACCGACACCGTGTCCGGGATCCAGACCTTCTCCGGCAGAACCTGGGTGTCGCAGGGAAGGACGATTACTTATTCTGCTGCTGGTAGCTACAGCGACTTTACAAGCGTTTCTGCTGGCGCACTTACTCTGACAGACACGACGCTACGCAGCAATATCGTTCAGTTACTTTCTGCTAACAACTTCCTGTACATCTTTGGTGAGGACAGCATTAACGTCTTCTCGGATGTCAGGGTGACGAATGTTGGCACAACCATCTTTACCAACACCAACGTCAGTGCGTCTGTAGGTACGCGCTTGCCTTACGGCTTGTTCCCGTATTTCCGTTCAGTCTTGTTTATGAACGAATACGGAATGTACGCTTTGGTAGGCTCGACCACTTCCAAGATTTCCGATCCGCTAGACGGGGTGTTTCCAAATATTGATTTCACCACTGCGGTTATTACGGCAGGTCAGGTGTTGCTGAACAACATCCTGTGTGCAGCGTTCAATATTCGGTACAACGACAACGGTACTTATCGGTACATTCAGGCGGTGTTCTTTGAGAAGAAGTGGTTTTTCACCAACCAGAACACAGGGCTGAAACTGATCAACTCCATCCCGACGGGTGGCAAGATCAATATGTATGGCACAACAGGTACAGACTTGTTGCAACTGTATTCTGATCCGGCAAACGTCACGCCAACCATTGTGCAGTCGGCATTGATGCCAATGACTGATCCGATCAGAACAAAGCAGGCGTTAAAGATTGGTATTGAAGCAACTATCGACAACGGTGCATTTTTGTTTGTGACGATTGATAGTGAGCAGGGTTCTAGCCCGACTTACACGCTAGGAAACTTTGTTAATTGGTTGAACAACTTTGGTAATCCGATACCTTGGACGAATAACTCATCCACGATTATTCAGTGGTATGGCGGTCAGGGTTATGTGCTGTACAAGACAGACGCGCAGCAGTGGGGCAAGTATTTAGGGATGACAGTGACATCCAATGCGTCATCAATGGTGATTAACGGTTTTGAGTACGAACACGAATTGAGAGTGAGGTTCTAAATGCCAGTACCTAATAGTTTTGCAAACGTAACAACGTCGATACCGTTATCGCAGTTAGACGCTAACTTTAATACGCCTATCACGCTTGGCAATACGGCGATACAGCTAGGCAACACGGTTAGCACGTTGAACAACATGACGTTGGCAAATGTCACTGTCACCAGTGGCAATGTGACGCTAACTAACGTGACGGTTACGACTGCTAATGTAACGAACGCTACGATCACTACAGCAAATGTAACGACTGCCAACATTGCAACTGAGGTTGTTACAACCAGTCAAACGCTGTCGTATGGCGCGGCTAATGGGATTGTTTACTTAAACGGTAGCAAGGTTTCAACCACAGGTGCAAGTCTTACATTTGATGGTACGAACTTTGCCACGACTGGTTCTGTCACGTCTGCTGGCGCAAGTAACTCCGGCAACCTAGCCTTCACCGGCACAGGCAATCGCATCACTGGCGACTTCAGCAATGCTACGCTGGCAAGCCGTGTGGCGTTTCAGACGAGTACGACAAATGGTGCAACTAGTGTTGGAGTGATTCCTAATGGCACTGGAAATTATGGCGGTTTAAGTGGATACAACGCTTCTGATCCAGCAAATGCTTCTATTGGAACAATAGCGGCTGCCGCAACAGAAGTGCAAGTTGTTTCAACCCGCACTGGCACCGGCACCTACCTCCCCATGACCTTCTACACTGCCAACGCCGAGAGGATGCGGGTGGATACCAGCGGTCGTGTTGGGATTGGTACAAGTTCTCCGGTAAATCGATTGACTGTTGGTGGGGATGGCGCGTCTTTAGTAAATAGTTACGCAACGTATCTTGCAAATAGTTATTTTGACGGGGCTTGGAAGTACATTGGCAATGGCGTTGCGTGGGGTATCGGCAATAACTTTAGCGGCGTAACAAACGGCGTAACGATTGCTGTTGCTTCCGTAAATTCAGGTGGTGCAAACGCTGCGCTAACTTGGAATCCTGCGTTCAATATTGATACCAGCGGCAACGTGGGGATTGGTACGACTTCGCCAACTTCATATGGTTCAAGTAAATTTGCTGTTGTTGGTGGTGAGATGGGGATCAGCGACACCTCTGATGCTCGCTTGTATTTGTATAACGGGACTACCCGAGCCGCTTTGTTTTTTGCAAGCGCAACACGAACACAGCTTGAAGCAATCGGCGGTACGCCTCTAACACTGTGGGCAGACGCAGCCGAACGCGCCCGTATCGACTCCAGCGGTAATCTGCTGGTGGGGACTACGAGTGCAGCCGCAGATGCTGTGGGGGCTCGGCTTCTCGCAAGTAATCAGATTCAGGCCAGCAAAAGCGGCGATTGGTCTTTCCGCATGGGGCGCACCACTAGTTCTGGAATTATTACTGAAATTTATTACAACACCAGTCGGGTTGGAGATATTGCTACCAACGGCTCCAACACTACTTATAACTCGGCATCTGACTATCGACTTAAAGAGAACGTGCAGCCAATGGCGAATGCGCTGAGTAAAGTTGCTGCGCTCAAGCCTGTCACATTTACTTGGAAATCTACGGGCACAAATGATGAGGGCTTTCTAGCCCATGAGTTGCAGATGGTTGTTCCACAAGCTGTGCGCGGCGAAAAAGATGAGGTCGATGCTGATGGGGAACCAGTTTATCAAAGCATTGACACATCTGTTTTGGTTGCAACCCTAACCGCAGCTTTACAAGAACTCAAAGCAGAACTTGACGCAACTAAAGCAGAAGTAGCCGCACTTAAAGGAGCATAAAAATGGCAACAACTTACAACTGGACTGTAACCGCAATGGACTGCTTACCGCTATCTCAAGGCAATGCGGATGTTGTCATTACCGTTCATTGGTCGTGTACGGGTGTCAATGGTGATTACTCCACTAATGTCTATGGCACTTGCGGTGTTGCCTATGGCGGTGGCGGCTTTACGCCTTATGAAGACCTAACCCAAGAAGAAGTGTTGACTTGGGTGTGGGCGAATGGTGTGGACAAGGATGAAACTGAAGCCAATGTTGAGCGACAGATTCAAAATCAGATCAATCCTCCGGTGGTAACGCCACCGCTTCCTTGGAGCGCATAATGGCTGTCAACGCACCTTTTACCCCGTCCGGTAATACCGTGACGTTTACGGCTGGAACAACTGCACCTACGCCAGTTCAGGCCGTATCCACAACCCTTGGTGGCAATCAGTACCGCATCCTGAATGCTGGTGCTGTGACAGCTTTCTTAGGTGTTGGCACGACTG